ACCAGATCGGCAGCGTAGGAATACGCCTGCAGCTTCTCCACGCTCATGCCGGTGATGCTGCTTTGCGTCAGCATGTCATCCGCATATGCCGCGGCGTCTACCGTCATTCCGACCAGCGCGCTTCCCGCTGCGATCGCCGCCGTGCCGATCGCTGCAATCCCTACGGCAAGCACACGCCCGATCGTTTTCAGTGTGTCGCCAAGTTTCCGAAACCGCTCATTCGCGTCGTCAGACTTGTTCGCTGCTTCTTTGACCTCATCTCCGAAGCCGTCCGCTTTCTTTTCCGCGTTTTGAAACTCGTCGCCAATACCATCGATCGCTTTTCCGTTATCCTTGAGCTCGCGCTCCATATTGTTCAACTGCGCTTGCGCGTTATTCAGTTGCACCGTCCACTGCTTTGTGCGCTGATCATTCTCGCCGAACGATTCCGCGGAATTCTCCAGCGCGCGCCGCAGCAGTTCGATCTTTTCCTTCTGCTCGGTGATCTGACGGGTCAACACTTCGTTCCTTGCGGTGAGCGCGGAAACGCTGCGATCCTGTTTATCAAACTGCGATTCGACCAGCTTCATCTCGGAGCCGAGCACTTTGAACTGTTGGTTGATGTCTTTCAGCGCTGCCTTGAACTCACGTTCGCCCTCGATACCGATCTTGAGGCCAAAATCCGAATCTGCCATGTGCTCGACTCCTTTCTGGAAAAATCCGCAAAAAAAGAACGGCCCGTAGGTCGTTCTAGTGGAGTTTCCGTTATCCTATCTCAATCGTTTGAAGTATTCGAAGCGCTTCCTTGTATTTTTGCACCCGTTCCAAATCGACTTGGGTTATACTGTTTAATCGGGTTAAATCCGAGTTGTGCTTTAAATCCTCAATTTTTACTGCAGTGGCAATCGGATCGATACGAATTCTCTGTATGTATTCCAGATATGGAACCGATTCATCATGGCACAATAGCTTCAACGCAGCAATCTGCCGATCCGAAATACCCCACTCCTTCAAATTGAATTCGGTCAATCCGGTGTCTTCCATTACGTCATGCAACAGCGCAACAACGCATTCGTCTTCTGTTTTCATCTGGTCCGCCACATGCAATGGATGCGTAATATATGGCAGTCCACCTTTATCGTACTGGCCCCTATGTGCGTCAGAGGCAAGTAGGATTGCCCGCTTTACCATTGGTGTATAGATCATTTTTGATGCGCCCTCCTAAAGATCAGACTCCGTTAGGAATAACATGATCAATATAGCACTCTTGCTTTGGCTTTGCAATTCCATGAAACTGCTTATACACTTCCCACTGGTCTAAAAGTGCGCCAAGTGGCATGAGCCAAACTTCGCACTCCGCCCGACCCAGCAGGGTCACCCCGTAAAATAGCAACCGGGTGAACGTTTCCTCATCGCTCACCCGGCAGACACGTTTTTTTCCGGTTCCGGTTCGCTCTCCACAAAGCGTTTCGTGCCCCGGAACATCGACTCCATAATCGCATCCTTATACACAGCCAGCTCATGCGGCGAGGTCAGAAGCTCGATCGTTTCTTCCGTCAGCGGATCCCGTTTGTCTTCCGGATGCTGGAAATTGTGGATCAGGATGCTCTGATTCGCCAAGAGAGCGATCAGCCAGATCAGCTCATCGAGCGCGTTTTCGAAGTTCTCCGCCTTCATGAGCTTGTCGCCGAGGCTCGCAAGTCCGCCGTAGCGCTTGGCAATCTGCTTCGTCGCCCCGGTGGTCAGAACGAGTTCATATCCCTTGCCGCCAATCGTAATAGATGCGGCGCGTTCGTTCTCCATCTGCCGACTCCTTTACTCTACCGGCGCGGCAAACGTCGGCTCATATACCGCCGTATACCATCCGGTGATCGTCGCAGGAAGTACGCTCGCGTCGTCTTCGTTTACCTCGGCCTTCCATGGATGTTTTCCCTGTCCGTCGAGCTTGTTGCGCCGTAAAATCGTACCTTCGACCGTCGGCGTGTTGAATGTAATGCTGTCGCCTTTCGTGGCCAGGTTCGTTGCCGGGATACCGAAGACTACGCGGTAAAGCCAGAAGAATCTGTACTTTCCATTGCTTTTCTTCGCGCGGAATCCCACCGCAACCGGCGACGGAATCCCCTCGCTTTGCGAGATCACGACACCGTTGTCGTCGATCACCGCGCCGACCAGATCGCCGGCGACCGCAGTGCCAATATCGTTGATCCCAAGCGATAGTTTCCCGCTTTTGAACTCCTTCACGACCTCTGCTGCGGAATCATCTGCAAACAGCGTCGCTTCGTTCAGTTCGATCTCCAGATCCGCCGAGATCGCCTTTGCCAGCATCTGCGGGGTACCATATGCTTCATCTCCTGCGGTGTTTTCCGTTATCTTGGAATAATATAGCCGGTCCAATCCTACTGTAGCCATTCAGTTTTCCTCCGTTTCTTTCGCGACATCGATCGCGACATGAAAATACCCTGTATCATCTTCTCGGCCGATAAACCTGCGATCGGTCACTACAAATCCCGCCGTCAGCAGCATGCGGGCGAGCAAATCTTTCTTTTGTATATAGTTCTTCTGCGAAAAAAGCGATAAACGCGCTTCCTCAATGCTCATGCCCGGGCCATCGTCGGAAAATAACCCGAAATGCTCCGAGATCGGAGTGATTACGACATATGCGTCCGGCGCGGCCTTCGAGAACACGCCGGTTTCCACGGGAAGTCCGGCGCTTTCCACGATCGTATTCAATTCTTCCAACATACTCATGGAAGGTTCAGTTCCTCCTTTAGTACGGATTGCATCGCCTCAATGCAAGGAGTTTGGCTTGAGGACTTCGTCTGCTTCAAAAACGGTTTCGGCGGCTGGCCATGTTTTCCGTACTCAAGCAAGTTTGCGAGCATGGCGTTGTTCGCATCTCCGCGTCCTTCCGCGAATCCTACCTTCACATCGTAATAACCCTCATTGTTCACCTTGATAGGAGAAACACCCAGCGCCGCAAAAAGTTTGCCGGTAGAACGGGATTTAACCTTTGTACCCCGCCCGATCACCGAGCGCAGGTTTGCTTTCATTTTCTCGAACACGACTTTTCCGCCGGCCTCGAGCGCTTTGGGTATCGCCGAATCGGTTTTCTCTGACGCCTTTGCCAATTGATCCATGAGGGTCGTAGGCATCCGAATTGTCACTTTAGCCATGCGCAGCATCTATCCTTTTCCCTAAAATCTCGAGATACATTCCGCGTCCTTTCACATCTTCGACCGACGTGATTTCGTACCGTTCGCCGTCGCAGAGAATGACATGCTCTGTGGTCACGGTTAACCCTGGGATCGTCCGGATACGAAACAGATCCGTCGCTTCCGAGAAGGCTGCACGGTTGACCCATTTCTGAGAACCGTGCCGTCCTTCCCGGTAGGCGTGGATGGAGGTGAGGATGCTGTTTGTTTTCGTCGCAAACCCTTCTGCATCTTTTGTGACTGATTCCATGACGATCGATACTTGTACATTCATTTTCCCAAAACTCATATGAAAATCCAGTTCCGATCAAGGCGCAGCAGTGTGTTCACCGTGTTCCACACCTGTTGTCCGGCCTGAACGTTGTCCGCAAAGAACCCGCCCGTGCTGCCATCCCGGCTTTCGTAGAAGTGGGAAGCGAGCATGATTACCGCCTGTTCCGTTGTCGCTGGCATGGCCGCTGCTTCGTAAGTTCCTGCGGTCAGGTGCTGGTAGCTCTCCGCGTAGGAAAGCGCGGCGTCGATCAGGCGCTGCAGCAGGTCGTCGTCCGCGTCGTGTTCAAGGATCAGGTTGGCTTTGACCTTCTCCAGCAGCGTACTCATATCGTTACTCGTCCGCCGCCATGATGCCCGCGGCCTTGAGTTTTTGCAGAAGCGCGTTGAAATCCGTAACCAGTGCCGCAATGTCGGCCGCAGCGCTCGCCGCCTGATTGGTAACGATACGGACGATACCGGGATTGTCCGCCGCAGCGGAGGGAAGCCCCGTCACCGAGGCCCCCTCCCGAATCTCCAGCGTGCCGCCGATCACCAGCCGATCGCCGCCGTCTGTTAGGTAATTTTTGCAGTTGCGGGTCACGTCACGCGTCGGAGTTTCAATGATTTCCATAAAACTCCTCCATTACGCCTTCTGCTGCAGGACCTTGATCGCTTCGGGCAGAATCAGCTTGCCATCAAGCCGCTGCGATGCGAGGAAACCGATCTGACCGGTTGTGGCGTACAGCTCGTTCAGACGCTTGAACGTGCGCCCCTGACGATCGGCAATCCAATAGTAGGAGAAGTCGCCGAACGCGATGGACTTGTTCCCCGCGCTAACTCCCGGCATGAACTCGCTGGTGACGATCCGGTGTCCGAGGATCGTATCCGGCGCGTTTTCCGTAATGCCCGGGCGCCAGAGATACTGCCCATCTCCGTCCTTGAGTTTGCGCAGCAGCTTCACGGTCGTGTCGTTGAGCACGAAAACCGCACTCTTTCGATACGGCGCGCGCAGCGAGTACACGAGATCGATCAGCTCATCGCCCGTAATTGCGGCTACACCCGCAGTGGTCACACCGACTTCTGCACCACCGGTCGTGTGGAGAATGCCGATGGGCTTGCTCACGCCGTTGCCGGTGAGGAATGCATCCTCTTCCTTGTCGCCGATGCGTTTGCCGAACTGCTCGGAAACATACCCTTCGATGTCGAAGACACTATCGGAGAGCAGTTCCTCGGAAACCTTGATCATGGTCGCAAGCTTATACGCGCCGAGCACGACCTGCGAGAACGTATCGTCCGAGAGCGGATAGGTCCCCTCTTCATCGACCCAGTCGGCGGTACCCTTCGACGCGACTACAGGGATCTTTCGATCGCCGTAGCCGG